TCTACTTCGCCGTGGACTTCGACGCCAAGAAGTACTTCAAGGGCGTGACCGACGTGATCGGCGCGGCGCGGGTCGGGATGTACGCGGGTTACGACCCGATCAGATGGGGCTTCGATGAAGGTCTCATCACCTGGGGGTGGCAGACCTACGCCTGGAGCGAAGGGAAGTGGGACCCCCGCGCCCAGCTCCAGCAGTACAAGAACGGCGTCAACATGGGCGGGGGAGACGTCGATTACGACCGGGCCATGAAGCCGGACTACGGCCAGTTCATGCCGGGCAAGTCCCCCGCCGCGCCGGAACCTGAAGCTCCGGCCGTTCCCCCGTGGCCGGGACGCCTGATCACTCAACCTCCCGCGATGTCCGGGACGGACGTCCGCACCTGGCAAACCCAGATGCGTAAGCGCGGCTGGGCGATCACCGTAGACGGGACCTTCTCCGCGCGGGACGAAGAGATCCTTCGCGCCTTCCAGGAAGAGAAGGGCCTATCCGTGGACGGGGTCCTGGGCCCGATGTCCTGGAAGGCCGCCTGGACGGCCAAGATCACCTAGGAGGGTGGATCATGAAGAAGTACGCGAAATTCTGGTGGGCCTTCGCGGCGGCGGCGGCCACGGCCGTGGGTGCCGTGGCCACGGACGGGATCACTGGGGAGGAGTGGATCTATGTCCTGGTCACCGGTCTGGCGGCCGTGGGCGTGATCTTCACCCCCAACAAGACCGACTGACCGAAGGCTGTACGATCGGCTTCGGTGGGTGGGGCGCGTGAGCCCCTGGCGCGTTTCGGGAGGTCCGCGCCAGGGGCTCCGTCATGTCCACATGGACCTGATCCGGTATATGAGGCCCACCAGGACCAGTTCTTCCGCGCGGCCCGCTGGGTCGGCGCAAGCCCAGATCCTGATCTCCGTCAGAGGATCGTGGGGCGCTCTGGGGGAACCCAGCGCCTGGTCTCCTCCGAACAGGAGCGCGGAGCCCGAACCCTCATGATCAGTTCCATGATCCGACTCGGGACGTAGCGCGGGAACGGGTCCATGAAGGACGTGATGTCCAGTTCCTCCATCTCCGTGTCCAGCCGGACTTCCTCCGGCTGTTCGATCCTGACCACGCGCTCCAGGCCGTCCGTGGTCCTGATCCGGACCATGACCTCCGCGATCCTGGGACGTTCGGGCCGGTACTGGGTTTCGTCCACCCACGCGGTTTCCGCCTGGTACCCGCGCGGCCCCGGACGGCGCTCCGGGGGAATGGGAACGATCGTGGCGACCGGATGGGAGGGCCGCCGTAGAAGGCGGTCCATTTCCTCCTCCAGCCACTCCAGGGCGTCTTCCGCCGTCCCTTCGGAACCCAGGCCCTCCATGCGAGCGCGGGCCATCGGAGCCACGGCGTCCCGTCCGGGGTCGTGGCCGTAGATCGAGACAGGTCTGTCCGTTTCCATCTCCTGGTCCGGACGCCATCTCATGTGATCGTTGCTCATCCGAAGATCCTCCATCCGATCAGGGCCACCGTTCCGATGATGGCCAGAGGTAGAACGATCCAGTTCTCAAACCAGCCGTTCGTCTTGAACAGGCCCAGCGCGTACCGCGCGGGCTTCGAGCGCTTCCCCTTGCCCTTCTTGATCGGCCAGAACAGGGGGCATCCGCCGTTGGTCAGCATGTCTCCGGCGACGTGGACGGCCATCCCGAGCATGATCGCCAGAGGGACCCAGGAGAGGTCCACGGGCGCAAGCCAGACCAGCGCCAGACAGACCGGGATGGGCGCGAAGTCGTCCGCGTATCCGTCGATCTTCAGGAGCCGGACCGCTCCCGCGCTGGCCAAGATCAGAAGTACCGAAAGCCAGACCTTCGCGACCACTCCGGCCCAGCCGGGAGCGTCCTGGTACAGGACGGCCTGGTACGCGGACAGGCCGGTAAGCCCGATCCCCAGAACGGAATGGGTACCGTTCCGGTGACCTCCGCTGATCTTGCGGACCACGACGGACAGGCCCCTGGTTACGGGACCGTAGGTATTGGCCGTCGTCGCGTCGCCGTGATCAATGTCCGGCAACAGGGCCGCGCCGGTACAGATGATCGTTCCCAGAAGTACGGCTGGGACCGTGGCCGGGAACCATCCCGCCGCCGCCTGGAAGGCCAGCGCGCCCGTTACGGCGTGGGTCCTCCCCATCATCGGGGCTTCTCCTCATACCTGTCTGGCCACCTGGACGCCAGGTACGCCCTGTACACGCGGTCCGCGTAGATCTCCAGGTGGCGAAGGGTCCACCCCCACCACCTTGCGAACAGGATCATGATCTTCCTTCCTCCGTCAGTACCTGATAGGTACCCAGATCTTGACAGGTGGTCACACATAGCACAAGCTTGACGCATGGACATGAGGAAAGATCAGCTACCGGTACAGGTGCCAGAGGGTTGGACCCTGGTTCAGGTCGGTCCGACCCGGAAAACGGCTGATCTTGACTGGTACCATCCGGTCCCCGAGTTTGACCCACAGTCCGATGTGGAGCGGATCTGGTCCGGTGTCATGAAGTGGCCCCGGTACATCGCGGTTGGGTTCCTGTACCTGACCTGGACGTGGAAGCGGTCCGCCATCGCGGCCGTGGTATGCGGCGCTATGTACGGGATCTATCGCGCGTACAACCCCTGACGGAGGGAAAAGGATCATGAAGAACTTCTGGAAGATCAACTGGCCGGTGGTCCCCCTGGTGGCCCTGGTCCTGGGTGCCAGTTCGGTGGCGCTCGCGGAGTCGTTCCATGGGCTCCGGAACTGGGCCATCGCTCACGGCGTGGACCCCGGCTGGACCGCGAACGTCTGGCCGTTGCAGGTGGACACGTTCATCGTGGCCGGAGAGCTGGGCCTTCTCCTGTCCGCCTTCTACCTCTGGCCCAAGCGCGTCCGCGTCCTGTGCTGGACGATCACGGGCGTGGGCCTAACGGTGTCGGTGGCCGCGAACTCCTTCCAGGAGCTGGGCCCGGAGGCGGACTGGACCTTCCACCTGACGGCCGCCGTCCCGCCCATCGCGGCCATGGCCGGACTCCTGGTGGTCCTGTCCATCACAAAGCAGTTCGCGGCCAAGAACCTGAAGGCCGCTGAAATCGCCCAGGAGCCCCTGGCGGCCGTAGTCGTGGAGAAGTCCCCCGCGCCGGAGCCGGAGGGCGTCCAGAACCCGCTGAAGCCCGCGCTGGAGGCCCCGAAGCCGCGCGCCGGATCGGGCGTGGACCACCCCAGGTTCCGGGACGCTCTGAAGATCTACCGGGAGAGCGTGGCCGCTCCCGGACGGCCTCTATCCGAGCGTGATCTAGCGGCGGCCGTGGACCTGAAGAACCGGACGCTCGCCCGGTTCGTGATCGGTTACGTGAAGGAGGGCCGGACGGATGCCGGGTAAGACCACGGTCTGGCTCCGGAGGCCGGAGGAGACCCCCCGCGCTACCACGGACGCGGGCAAGGACGCGGTCCGCGCCCTCCGGCGCAACCGCCACCAGTTGGCCCCGGTCTACGGGGCCACGGCCTGGTACGTGCTGGCGACCATCTTCGGGAACGCGGAACTGATCGTCCCGCTGACGCTCGGGGCGGCCGTGGCCATCCTGGTCTACGGCGAGAAGATCAAGCTGAACCGTGTACCGGAGCGCCGGTACGCGGCACTCGCGGCCACCACGGCGGCCCTCTGGTACGGCTGGAGCGCCTGGACCGGTACGGGCCCGCCCAACGGGCCGGAGGTGGGCGTCCTGGTCCTGGGGACCATCCTGGTTTCCGCGCCGTACTGGAACCACAGGAAGATCCGGGGCTCCATCCCCGTGACGTTCCACGACGGCATGACCTTGAAGGAGCGCCAGAAGCGCCGTACCGAAGTGGCCGCGCTCCTGGAGGACTGGACCGGACTCTCCAGCGCGGCCCAGCTCTCGAACTCCAAGATCCTTGCCGTGGAGTTCCTGGAGGTCTCGATCAATATCCTGATCCAGTTCCGGCGCGGCGCGGCCGTGGAGGACTTCACGGCCCGCAAGCTGGCCAAGCTGGAGAGCGCCTTTGCCAGTCGGCGCGGCGCGTCCCGCGTGGAGCCGGTGGACTCGAACGCCCAGCGCGCCATGATCAGACTCATGATCTTGGACCCGCACGCGGAGCCCATCCCCCTCCCGGACACCGATGATCAAGTGATCGGCCGGTTCGAGACGGGGGACCCGACTGAGTTCGAGCTGATCAACACGCTGGTAGCGGGGGCCACGGGCGCGGGCAAGTCCGGGGTCATGAACGCGATCATGTGCAAGCTCATGCGGAACCCCCTGGTGGCTCTGATCGGGATAGATCTGAAGCCGGGTGGCGTGGAGCTTCGGCCGTATGAGCGCGTCATGAAGAAGCTGGCCGTGACCCCCGCCCAGGCGCGGGAAGTGCTGGCCTGGTACCAGCGGGAGATGGAGCGGCGCGGGACCCTCATGGGTGAGATGGGTATCCGGGAGTGGGTCCCGACCCTGGAGGACCCCTTCCTGGTGGTGGTCATTGACGAAGCCTTCGAGCTGAAGCGCCACAAGCTGGAGAGCGCGGCGGAGGATGTCACGGCGCTGGCGCGGGCCTTCGCCGGATGCGTGATCGTCGCGACCCAGCACCCTACGGACAAGGCCCTGTCTTCGATCATCAAAGCCAACTGCCCCCAGCGGATCGGGGTGAAGACGGAGGGCGACTCAGCGGACCGCGTGATCTTCGGGGAGAACGCGACGAAGGACGGCTGGAGGGTGTCCAAGATCCCCGGCAACCGCCAGGGGTCATTCATGATCAGGAACCGGAAGCATCTCCGGCCGCTTCTGGCGCGGGCCTTCTGGATCTCTGACCAGACACGCGACGCGGAGGTTAGGCGCTGGACGGCTCTGAGAGCCACGGAGAGCCCCGATACCCCCCTCTCCGGTACAACCACTCCGGAAGTCCTGGATGCGGTCCTTGTGGACGATCTGGGGGCCACGAATCCCATCCTCACGGCCATCCGCGAAGGCGCGACGACGGCCAACATGATCGTGGAGGCCACGGGCATCTCCCGCGCCGTGGTCTTCCGCCGCCTGAAGGAGCTGAAGGCGGAGGGCCTGATCCGGCCCGGAGCCACGCGCGGGACCTGGGTGATCTCGGAGGGAGGGGAATGAAAGTCCTGTGGAACGTGATCGTCTCCGAAGTCACGGACCCGTGGTTCTGGGTCTACATCGGGGGCGGAGCGCTGGCCGGGATGTTGCTCGCGATCTTCACGTGAACCAGTCTCAGTCTCAGCCCTCATGCGCGCGTGACGTGCGCCTGCGCGCGTACGGACGCGGGCCGCGCTCGCGAGACTGAGACTGAGACTCCGGGTAGAGTCGGACGTGAAGGGCAACTCATCCGGACCGTTGCGTGGCCCTGAAACGACGAAAGCCCGCCCAGAATCCTCCGTCCTGGGCGGGCTTTCGTATGCCTGTGGGGGGTCACTCGGGGCCGCCGTAGCGGCCCCTACTTGGGTGGGTCTGGGTTCATCCCTTGTAGAACAGCCATCCCAGGAGATCTTCGGACGGCTTCGGGGCCCCGGTCCGGCCCTTGCACACGTCCCGAACCCCCTTCGCCACGGCCTCCGTCTTGTTGATCCCGCCCTTGACCTTCTTCACGCTCGGGTCTCCGAACAGGACCCAGAGGCCCACGGCGATCAGCAGGATTCCCAACATCTCATGATCCTTTCACCTGGGGCTTCATCCGGATTGAGCCCCCACGGCCACGGCCCCGAAGGGCCGGACCGAAGGGGCTCACGCGCCGACGTTGGAAGAGAGGATGACCCCCGGACGAAGATCCTGAAGGATGATCTCCTCCCGGTCGTACTCCATCTCCCGACCTTCGGTCAGGGTGTCCTCCAGGGCGTCCTTCAGGATCTTCCGGGCCTCCCGCGCCGACCGGGCCGCGATCACGAAGCCGTCGTACTCTTCGTAGTCTGCTTCCTCCAGCGTGAACCGGAAGATCTTCATGTCCTTCATGGTCATCCCTCCGTCTTGAATCCGTCTGAACTTGAACGTCTCACGGACGTGACAGGCCGTCAAGGGCCAATCAGGGACGCGGGTTGATCTGGAGCACGGACCCCGGCTCCAGGACGCGCGTCCGCTCCGGCGCGAAGTAGGCGGCGGCTTCGTCGATCCAGGCCGGAACGGTCTGGCCGACCCGGAACCCGTACCCGTGGTTCTCGTGGACCGACAGGCCCAGTCCGCCGTCCTTCAGGACGCGGCGGCCGGAGAGTCGCCATTCGGTGGGGGCCCAGATCCCACGGCCGTCCATGCGGTACGTGATCTGGAGCGTTTCCGGGCGGAACGTCTGGGTGCTGTAGTTGTGCTTCTGGTCCGGTACGCCCTGGACCTCCGTCGTGATGGTCATGGAACCGTGGACCCCGTGGGGGTCCTTGGACTCGATTCGGTACATGATGATCCTTTCGTCTGGTACCGGCACGGCACCCGTACCAGCCCTCCCCCGAGAGGGTTGGTACGGGACCGAACTGGATCAGGCGTCCGGGATGGTCTGGTCCGCCGCCGCGCTGGCGTCCCACTGGAACGGGGCGTGGTTCACGGCGGGCTTCATCCGGGGCTTGAAGTGCTCCACGGCGGCCGTCAGCCACTCCGGGGGCGCGCCCAGGCCGGGGGCGGAGAGCGGGAGGTCCACGCCCAGCTTCGAGGCCACGGACGCGATGTCCTTCAGCATCTGGGGGGCCTGGACGTGGTCCACGAACAGCTCCTTGGGGATGGCCACCTCCGCGCCCTTGTGGAGCGCGTTGACCATGAAGTCCAGCTCCTTCCAGCCGGAGTCCGGCTCCCACTGGTAGACGATGGCCAGGGAGGTGGGGACGGAGTCCTCCCCACACTCGGGGTCCGGGCACGTGATCGCGGGGGCGCACATCACGTTCCCGACCACCAGCACGGAGCCGGAGACCGTGATCTCCTCCACGGCGGTGGGGAAGTACTTGACCTTGTTGGACATTCGGGAGTTTCCCTCCGTCAGGGGCTCATCTCGGTTTGTGAGCCTCCACGGCCACGGCTCCCGAAGGAGCCGGACCGAAGGGGTTCAGGTACCGCCAGGGATCACGCTTCCTCCTTTCTCACCAGCTCCAGGAAGCGGATCTGGAACAGGTCGGGGAGGAGTCGGAACCACTCCGCCGCGCCGTCGTGGTGGACGAAGTGGACCGGGGGATAGCGCCGCGTACAGGTGAACTCCCGACCTTCGTCCAGCCGGGGGTCTCCGGTGTCGTTCGGTCCGTCCAGGACCAGCACCTTCCCGCACATCACGCGATCCCGTGAACGGCCCAATTGTCCGCGTCCTGGGCCGCTTCGATGATCTTGTCCAGGCCGGATTCCGTGGCCGTCCCTTCGAACACCCGTTCTCCACGGCCGTCCGGGATGGTCTCCGTCATGATGATCACGCGGACCTTCGGTTCGTCGGTCAAAGCGATCTTCCCTCCGTCAGGGATTCAGATGGTTCTGAACCTCCACGGCCACGGCCCCCGAAGGGGCCGGACCGAAGGGGGTCAGCGCCGGACCAGCTCCAGGAGCCGGACGTGGGCCTTGTTCTTGTTCTCCGCCAGGGAGTCTTCGAGGATGGCCGCGCCCAGGGCCGCGAGACGGTTGCCGGAGCCCTGGAGGACCGGGTCACGCGGCTTCAGGGTGGTGAAGTGGTCCACGCTCCCCGTGATCGCGCGCTCCGCCGCGTACGCGGTGGCCCCGACCTTGTTGGACTCGATCTCCCAGCGCTCCGCGATGTCGTTCCGCCGCGCCGCGTCCATGGTCACGGCCCGCTTCGAAGCGTCGCCGTCGATCTCGCCCCAGACGTCCGTGATCAGGGCGTCCAGCTCATCCATGGTGAAGGACGCCTGGACCAGCTCCGTTTCCTCGGAGATCCAGTTCTCCGCGAACTTGGTCGAGAGACGAAGCGTCTCCGCCGCCTGGGCGTACTTGTCCGCCCAGTTCCGCGTGTGCCGAACGGTCCAGGAGTAAGCCGCGTCCCGGAGGCCGAAGCGCTCCGTGTTCTCGCACTCCGGACGCCACGGCGTGGCGTAGGCCCGGATCGGGGTGGTCCCGTCGTGCGAGTTCGCGACGATCAGGTACAGCCGGATGTGGTCCGCGATACCTCCGGGGTCCACGATCATGTCCTCCGGCATCCGCGCGGAGATGAAGACCTTCCGGCCCCCGCGAAGCGGCGCGGCCGTCTCGGGGATGAACTCGTGGTCCCCGAACAGCTTCTCCAGGAAGGCGAACGCCTCCCGGTTCTGAACGGTCTGGTAGATCTTCCCGACCGTGGCGAAGGGGGTCTCCGTCCCGTCCGCGTCCGTCCGGACGGTGGTGAAGGAGTCCGGCACCTGGACCCAGTCTCCGTCCGGGGTCAGGAACGGGGTCGCGCGCTTGGAGATCGTGAAGTCCAGGCCCGCCGCCTTCAGGACCGCGTCCACGTCGGTCAGACCAGCGGGGATCATGGTCCCGTTCCCCCACCAGGCCGGAGTCCGGTGGTAGAGCGCCACGGAGCCGTCCGCCTTCAGGTCCAGGCCGTGGGCTCCCTTGATCGCCTCTTCGGCCGTCAGCGCGTTGTCCTGGAGCGCGGCCACGTCGATCATGATCACTTCGCCCCGGTCCCAGCCGGTGTTCACCCGATAGCGGTTGTCCCCCAGCGCGGTGATCGCGCCGGACTGAAGCTGGTCCTGGACGGCCTGGTATGCGTTCTCCGCGCTCTTGATCTGGTCCAGCTTGGACTGGCGGAACTCTTCGTTCACGTCGGTCCCGTTCTGGATCGCGTTACGGACGATCTTCTTCATGGTGGGTGTTCCTTCCGTCGGTTGATCAGTAGGTCTGACCAGCCACGGCCACGGCCCCGAAGGGCCGGACCGAAGTCGTTCAGACGGCGCTGGAGACCAGCGTCAGGTCCCGCTGGGCCGCGCTCCGGCCGTGGGCCTTGACGCGGCGCTTCAGGGCCTTGTGGAGCGCCTTGGGGCTCTCGTAGCGGCACACCCGAAGGCCGCGCCGCGCTTCGCGCCCGGTCAGGCTGGGGCGGCCGTGGCCACCCTTGATCCGGCACACGTAGAAGTCCGTGATCTCCGTCGCGCCGTTCCGGCGAACCTTGATCTTCCGAACGTGCCGGACCTTCTTGATCGTGTGGCCCAGTTCCTCCCGCATCTCGCGGCGGAGAGCCTTGATCTTGTCTTCCTTCGCTTTCCGGCTCCCTCCGGGGAGCTGGAGAACGTGGGGCGCGTCAGCTTCGATGGCCAGCGCGCGGCCCTGGGAGTCGATCACCAGGGCGCGAACCTTGTAGATCTTGGTCATGCTTCCTCCGTTGAGCGGCCACGGCCACGGCCCCGAAGGGCCGGACCGAAGCGGATCACCAGGGGCGAACCCGCCGGACGGCGTCCCGAGCGTTGCCGGGGGTCCATCCGAGCGTCACCAGGGCGGACACGGTGGCCTCCCAGGCGTCTTCGAAGGTCAGGCTGTAGGCGTCCCAGAGCGCCTTCACGGCTTCGTCCTGTTCGTCCAGGCCGTCCAGGGAGTCTTCGTACTCCCCGTGGGCCAGCTCCAGGTAGACGCCGTTCGGGCACGTCCAGTCGTTCCCGCCGCATTCGTGGATCGACTCCAGGGACGCGGCCACTCCGGGCTCACGGTCCATGAAGACGTCGCACTGGGGGAGCGTGTACGCGGTCATGATCTTTCCTCCGTCTTCCTGCCCGATCGGGCACGGCCACGGCCCCGTAAGGCCGGACCGAACTCGATCGCGCTTACGGTGCCACCGTGTGATCACTGCCCCCTTCGGGGAGCGCTGGCGAAGCGCTTGGGTGATCCTTCTATTCGGTAGGACTTCGGCCTGGTTCTCTGGCTTGCCGGGTTTGGAGGACTGTGTGGATCTTGCGATCCCTACGTACCGGGGCGGAGTGCCTTGTCCCTGTTCTGTTGTGTCTCCAAACTCCCATGGGCGTGACCCCGAGTCAAGGGATTCATGCCAAATCGGCATGGGTTAAATTTCGAGGGATTTTATGATGGCCCAGCGTGAGCGCGCCCGTGATCAAGCCTTGAAGATCGACTTGTGCTCTGACCTGGGGAAACCCCTGGCAGAATTTTCCGGGGTGGTTGTACGTGACTAGGGGTCAAAGGGCTCTACGGCCGTCTGAGAGCCGTCCAGGGCTATTCGACGGAGTGTGACGATCAGTCACTCAACTCCGGAGGGTGACACCTGGGGCTGGGCCGTGACGGTGATCGTTACGGTCACGGTCGGCGCTGGGATGATCGGCTGTGGCCGAACCGTTACCGTCTTCGTCACGGTCGGCGCGGGGGAGGGCTTCGCGGTCTTGGTGATCGTCACGGTCGGCGCGGGGGAGGGCTTGATCGTTACCGTGGGACCGGGGACCAGGACGCGGCGCGGGTCGCCCTGAACCGTGATCGTCGGACCGGGAACGGTCACCTCCGGCGCGGGGGACTCGATACCGTCCAGCGGGTCCTGTGCGCTCTCCTCCGGGGCTGGTTCGTCGGGGCTGGTCTCAGCCTCCGCACTCGAACCCGGAGGGCTTGACGGCCCGCTGAAGGCCGCACAGCCACCCCAGATCATCGTGACCACCAGGGCCAGGAGCCCGAACGCGGTCACTATCACAGACCTGTCCTTGTTCGCGCCTTCGTGGGTGCCCATGTTCCGAGAATGCCAGAGGCCCGGAGGGAACACCCCTGTTCTCCGGGCCTCTGCTCTATCGCGGGTCTACCGCGCCCCTGGTCAGCTCCAGGGGTCGTCCGGGTCGGCCAGCTCCGCGCCGTCGTCGCCTCCGGCGACCGTGGCCAGGAGCTTCAGGGACTCCGGGGTGGGGAGGGCGTACGTCGCCTTGTAGTCCTTCGGGGCCCGCGCGCCCTTCTTCTTCGGCTTCGCCATGCCCGTGAACTCCACGGAGAGGACCGCGCCCAGCTCGAAGCCGCGCTTCCCTCCCGCGCCGATCACGGCCGCCTTGATCGCCTGGAACATGACCTGGGAGGAGACGAACAGACGGCGCTGGCCGTCGTCGCCGTCCACCTCCGGGTCCGTCTTGATCGACAGGTTCCCGTCCGCGTCGCTCTCGAACAGGGCCAGGGTCAGGACCGGGTCCTCCACGGGCCGGAGCCTCATGGACTCCGCCACGGCGTGGTCCATCTCCACGGGCTTGCCGTTCTTCCACCAGAGCGGGCCCCCCTGGCATCCCGGCTTGTCCGGGTCGTACTTGTTGCGCTGGCGGCCCTCTTCGTTGACGATCACTCCCGTGATCTTGTCGCCCACGGAGGCGAACTTCGCGGCGGGGGCCGCGCCTCCGAACATCAGGTCACTTGCGGATGACATTCGATCTTGCTCCTTCTGCACTGAGTGCGCTTGGTGTTCTTGGTGTTACCGCTTCGTCACGGTCTGGGCGTTGTACCGCCAGTCCCGGACGTCTTTCGCGGCCCGCGCGTAGCGCAAGCCCTGGACCAGATCCACATCGTACGACTCGAAGACACCGGGCCGTCCGCTGGGAATCCAGAAGATCACTCCTTCCGTGGTATCGACCTTGGGCATAGGCTCCCAGGTCCATGACTCTTCGTCAAGCATCCATTCCGCGTTCGCGTAGATCGCGAGTTGGATCGAGAGGGCCAGGGAATCGAACGCTCCCGGCTCCCACTTCTGGGACTTCAGGTCCATGATCTTCAGGACCCCGTCATCATCCCCGATCCGGTCTATCCGTCCGGCCACCTGGAGCTTCGTGTTCACGATCACGCGCTCCGTGAATTCGGGAAGGATCGTGATCCCCTCCGCCTGGACCCCCTCCCGGTACGCCTCCAGCGTCCGGCGCTGGTCCTTGGTCGCCTCCGGGTCGATCTCCCCCGTATCGTCCAAGATCTCGGAAAGGTCATGGAGCGCCGTCCCCGCGTCCGCGCCGGAGAAGCTTCCGGCCAGCTCCACGGCCGCCGCCGCGATGGTGTTCAGCATCTCCTTTCCGCCCTGGGAGTCCGGCTTCATGCGACCGGTCCACATGTCCAGGAGCGCGGGGTTCTCCTTCAGCCCCAGGACCACCTGGCGCTTCTGCCACTGGGTCAGGTTGTACGTGTCGTCCAGCACCTTGGCCAGGGACGTGGCGCGGGCCCAGTAGGTCTTCCCGGACCATCCGGGCACCGGGGGGAGGTTCGAGTACCCGCCCCACTTCGGGTGGTACTCGATCTCTTTCGCGGGGTTCTTGGTTCTCATGGTCACTTCCTGTCGAGAATCTTGGATGCCTTTTTGATGCTGATCAGATCTGAGATCTCACCACGCTTGATCAGATAGTTGGTCGCCACGGTCGTGGAGATCCACGGAGTGAGATCCACCCCCAGGGACAGAGCGAAATTGATCTGTGGCGTGGTGGCCGGACGCCTCCGCCAGTTGGCCGTCTTCTGGAGGCTCCAGTACCGGACCGCGTCCGAATCCGCCGCCCGTTCTTCGAAGACCCTCATGTACTCCGTGGCCGTCTGTTCGCCCCAAGCCATGGCGAATTCAAGATCGACGTCATGGAGGTGCCAGCGCGGCCGGTTGCCGGGGGAGTCGGCCACGGACCCCACGCGGTAGCGCCCCGGCTCCTTGTCCGGCCACAGGAAGATCAGGCCACGCGGGACGGAGAGGAACCACACCCCGCCCTCCGTCTCCAGCCACCCCAGGGACGAACGGTGGAAGAGATCCACTTCGCGCGTGTCCACGACGTAGTTCGAGAGGTTGGGGTTCCGGCTCCGGCGCTCCCGCTGGACGGCCTCCAGAAGGCTTTCACCGGGCTCCACGCCCTCCAGCCTCCGCCCGGTCAGGTCCGGAAGTCCGGCCAGGGAGAACGTCTCTGACGCTCCCACGACGTCCAGAACCAGGGCGCGGGACTTGCCTGGGTACTGGCGGAGCACGCGGCCCACCATCTGGATATACAGACCTGGACTGGTTGTAGGTCGGGCGATCACGGCGCACTGGGCGCGAGGGGAGTCGAAGCCCTCCGTGAGGACCATGCAATTGATCAAGACCTGGAGGTCTCCGTTTTCGTAACGCTGGAGCGTGCGGCGGCGGAGATCGCGGTCCATGTCGCCCCAGACCGGGGCCGCGTCGAAGCCCGCCCGGACGAACGCCTCCGACATGTCCAGGGCCGTCTGTACGTCGGGCGTGAAGACGATCCCCGGCATGTCCCCCGCGTACTCCCGGTAAGCCCGCGTGATGAACGTGGACGCTTCTGAAGTACGGAGGGCGTCCCCGAGCGACAGAGGCGCGAAGTCCCTCCCTCGCATCTGGACCTGTCCCAGCGTCAGGCCGTCCACGGTCACCTGACGGCCCACGACGTCCACCAGGAACGTAGGGATCATGTCCAAGATGTCCATGCGGTAGGCGGCCGGGAGGTCCCAGACGTCGCCCAGGTCCGCGCCGTCCCCCCTGATCATCGTGGCCGTGAAGCCCACGGCCGGGACGTCCCACCAGGTCATGATCCGGCGATAGCTCTCCGCCGTGGCGTGGTGGGCTTCGTCCACGATGATCAGTCCCGGTTCCGGGAGCTGGGAGAGACGGCGGACCTGGGAGATCGTCTGGACGCTGGCCACGATCAGGTCCGCGTCCACATCGTTGGACTCCGCCTTCACCAGGCCCACCTTCAGGTCCGGCGCGGCCATGCGGAGCTTGTCCAGGGCCTGGTCCGCCAGTTCCTCCCGGTGGACCAGGATCAGGGTCGGGCGCTCCGTCCGGGCGTGGAAGCGCGCCGCGAGTGCGGAGAAGATCACAGTCTTCCCGCCGCCCGTGGGGATGACCACGGCGGGCCGCTTCGAACCGCTCTGGATCTTCGACTCCACGGCCAGGATCGCGCCCAGTTGGTAGTCCCGAAGTCTGATCATCCGATTCATGCCGCGCGCCTCCGCTTCTCGAAGTGCTCCCACACCTGGACCTTCGCGAACGCGGCCACGGCGCTGGACGCCTCCAACGTCGGGAACACGATCTCCACGGGCTCCAGTTGGGTGATCGAGATCTCCCAGTGATCCACAGCCCAGCGGATCACGCGCTGTTCGTACTCGCCGGAGAACCTGATCCAGACGTATGGGACTCCCGCGTCCGGGTCGATCAGCCACCAGTCGTCCGGACCAGTCCCGGTCCGGACGGCCGTCTCCTCCCTGGGGTCATAGCAGTAGCCCTGACCCATGATCATTCCTCCGTTTTCTCTTCGGCCGGGTCCTTCACGTCGTACGAACAGCCCTGGACCATGACCAGCGCGGCCTTCCTGGTCCAGGTGCCGAACAGGACGATCAGGACCAGGGCTCCACCCACGGCCCAGAGGACCATCCCGTGGGCCGCCGCCATGTAGATCAGCCACCCCGCGAACGCCACGACGGCCAGCGCTCCCAGGCGCTCCAGCGCGGCCACGGCGCGGGGGCTCATGAGTCCACGACCTTCCACAGGTCGAAGACGGCGCGGACGAACTTCTCAGCTTCGTCCAGGTTCATGGTCCGCTTGTTCCGCTGGACCTCCAGGCCGTCCTTCTCGATCCAGATCGTGATATCGAACCAGACGAAGTCCGGGGGAGCCGGGTACGAATCCGGCTCACGGTGCGAAGCCTGGGCGACGCACGCGGCCCAGTCGGTCTTCAGGGTCTCCAGGTAGGCGTCCACGTCCATGGGCCGGTAGAACATCCGCTTGACCTGGAGTTCCAGGTCTGAGACCTCCAGCCAGATCGTGATGTCTCGGGGCCGCGCGGCCTTCGGCGGAGCCGGGGGAGGGGTCGGCCGGAGAGCCTTGACGTGGCCCTGGGGAGGCTCGAACTCGTCTCCTTCTGTGTAGCCGCTCATGAGGGGATCTCCTCCCACTCCGGGGCCGTGAGGTCCATCCCCGCCGCGCGGGCCTGAATCCCCATGGCCAGGATGGCTCCGCAGTGAGCGCCGGAGGAGTACACGCCCTCCATGAAGTCGCTCATCTCCAGGAGCACGCGGCCCAGGTCGATCGGGTCCATGTCCGGGAGGGCGTGGCGCATCACGTCCGCCAGGTTGCGGCCCCCGGACAGAAGGTCCGGCCCGCCGTCCTTCACGGTGAGATCGTTCGTCTCCAGGAGCTGGACGTGTGCAGCCCGCAAGCGGATCTTGTCCGCGCGGCTGAAGCGTTCGTCCGTCATGCCGTTGATCACTTCCTTCGGTCGGTTGTTCGATCGGTTCCATCCTCCGTCTTGTGTGACCCCTGGTCAAGGGCTATGGTCGTAATATCTTGCTACTTAGGGAGGTGAGGGATGATCACAAAGGTGTCGCTGGGGGAGGCGATTCGCGAGTATCGCGAGAAGCGCGGTAAGACCCAGGAGGAAGCGGCGGCCGGAGCCCGGACGTCCGTCCACACCTGGCGATCATGGGAACAGGGCCGCGCGGAGCCGGGGTCCATCCGCTTCTCAAAGATCGCGGCTGTACTGGACGTGGACCCGAACCAGATCTTGGTCCGCGCTGATGAACTCGGATCGGTGGTCTCATGATCAGGCCGGAACACAGAGCGCTCCTGAACGGCTCCGCGATCACGGACGAAGTGATCGACTCCCAGGGGATCGACTCGAACGACCGGGGAATCATCTTTCCCTGGCGCTCCCCTGACGGTGTCGAAGTCCTCCAGCTCCGCCCGGACCAGCCGGACGCGGACCTGACCACGGGACGGCTCCGGAAGTACCTCTGGCCCCGAGACCAGCCCCTGATCATGAACAGGCTCCGGGACTCCGGTACCGGGCCCGTACTGATCGTGGAGGGTACGAAACAGCAGTACGCGGCCCTGTCGTACGCGGCGGAGGAGTACGCCGTATACGGGATCTCCGGCTGTTGGGGCTGGGTCAGCCCGGACGACGGTAAGGCGTCCTGGGTGCCGGACGTCCTGTTCCTCATGGGGCGGGATGTGTATGTGTGCTTCGACGCGGACATGGAGACGAACTGGCAAGTCCACAGGGCGGCCCAGGAGCTGACCACGCAACTGAAGCGCTCCGGGGTGGCCAGCGTCCGCTACGTCCAGACCACGGCGCGCGGGACGAACGGCCTGGACGACGTCCTAGCCTCTCTGCCGGAGGAACGCCGCGCCCAGCTCCTGGCGCTCTGGATCTCCCAGGCTCCGGCGCGGCTCCCGAAGGCCCCGAAGAAGCCCCAGGCCAACCCCTTCATAGCGGAGAACGGATCTCTCCTGGTCCGGCGCGCCACGGAGGCCGTCATGGACAAGGCCCCCGCCGCCCTGACGGCGGAGCGCGAAGTGGCCCTCTACCGGAACGGAGCGTTCCGCCTGGACCCCTCCGCCTTCATCGCGGAAGTGGTGGCGCTCCTGGGCGATCTTTACCGGAGGGAGTGGCGCGCGAACATCGCGGAGACGGCCACGGGCCTTCTCTACGCGGCGGGCCGCATCCTCCCCGAGAGACAAACCAGTCCACTTCTGAACGTGGCCAACGGCATGTTGGATCTTCCCACCATGACCTTGAAGCCGCATGATCCGGTCTACATGTCCAGCGCCCAGATCCCGATCAACTGGGACCCGGACGCGAAGGCCCCGACGTACGAACGCTGGCTCCAGGACGTGATCCCGGACCAGATCGAAGATCTCGAAGAGGTCGCCTCCACGATGCTGGACCCCAGCCGGACGCCTTCGAAGGCGATCTTCGCGTTCGGGCCGTCCAGGTCGGGGAAGTCCACCTTCATCCGGATCTTGCAAGCCATCGCGGGCCTGGAGAACCGGAGCGCGGTCACCCTTCACCAGCTCTGTGGGGATCGCTTCGCGGCGGCCAACGTGTACGGGAAGATCTTGAACGCGAGTTCGGACCTGTCCGCTTCGGAGGTCACAGACCTGTCCGTCTTCAAGATGATGACGGGGGAGGACTCGATCACGGGGAACAGGAAGTACGGGGCCCAGTTCACGTTCACGAACCGCGCCCTGTTCGCCTTCAGCGCGAACGAACTCCCCACGGTCGGAGAGACCTCCCGCGCCTACCTGGAGCGGATCAAGCCCTTCGAGTTCGGGCGCTCCTTCGCGGGCCGCGAAAACCCCGCCATCGAATCCGCGATCATGGGCGAACTCGAAGGCATCCTTGTTCGTCTGGTGATCGCCTGGAACCGGATGAGTGAGCGCGGCGCTTACTCTCCGACACTGCCGAAGGTCCGGACGGCCTTCGAGATCGGGTCCAACCGGGTCCGCCAGTGGATCGAAGACGAGATGTGGATCTACGAAGCCGGGGGCAGAACCAAAGTTGCCCCCGACGAAGGCCGGACGCTGAAGGAGCTGCACAGGCTTTTCGGGCGCTGGGCGGAGGAGAACAAGACCTCATCCATGGGTCTGAAGACCTTCACGGGCCACCTGACCAGCGTGAACGGCGTCCGGGAGGTCCGGATCATGCCGAACAGTTCGCGCGGTTACAACGTCGCGCCGAAGCGGCGGGGCGAAGATCAGGGGGCAGAAGGGGCAGATTTGACCCCTACTGTTGAGACCCCCAGGAAGGAAGGCAACGAATTGGTAACGGATACCTCCCAGAGCGCCGAAGAAGTGCGCTCTCCCCAGTCCCACAACAGTGGGTCAGAATCTGCCCCTTCTGCCCCCATGGTCCTTGACCTGGAGACGGCGGCGGCGGACACCATTCACTCCTTCGGGCCGGAGTTCGTCCGCCTGTCGGGGTACACGGACAGTGACGGATCTCCCCACATCCTGGACGACGGCGCGGGCCCCACGGCCATTACCGTCTCCACGGCGCTGGCCAACGGACAGGCCCCGATCATCGGTCACAACGTGATCGCTTTTGATCTTGTGGCGCTGGCCCGGTACGGTCACCTCCGCCTGGACAGGCTCCGGGGGAAGGTCGTGGACACGGAGGTCCGGGAACGGCTCCTGGACCCTCCGCTCTCCGGCAAGGAGGGGACGTCCAGGATGCCGAAGGGCTACTACGGTCTGGCCGACTCCACGACCCGGAGGGGTCTTCCCACAAAGACGGACGAACTGGCGCGACTGGCCAAGATCCACGGGGGGTACCACATGATCCCCAAGGATGACCCGGAGTACCGTTCGTACCTTCTGGGAGACCTGGAGGCGACGAAGGCCCTAGCGGACGCACAGGGCCCGCTGGACGCTTACGCGCTCCGGGAGATGGACCAGGCTCTGATCAAGGCCCAGATGACCGTGAACGGCTTCAGGGTGGACGTCCCCCTCCTGGCCCAGCGCCTCCGCGAACAGGAGATCCGCAAGGGGGAGAACACGGAGGAACTGGCGGCCCTGACCGGGATGCCCCTGGGCCGGACGCGGACCTTCAAGACGAAGCCGGACAGGTTCGAACCCTTCAGCTCCCCCACGGCGACGAAGGAGGGGAAGGCCGCGATCCTGGCGTTCTTCGAGCGCTCCGGGCTGAACCTGGACAGGCTGAAGAAGACGGGCAAGTCCGGGGACGTCTCCTTCGCGGCGGACGACCTTCGGGAGCTTCGGGAGAAGTGCTCCAGGCCCTCCACGCGCGTGACCCCGGAGAACCAGGAGAAGCTGGTCCGGGCGCTGGACCTGATCCTGGCCGTCAACGGGGAGCGAACGGTCTACCAGACCATGGAGAACACCAGGGTCGGGGACCGGGTCCACCCCCAGATCAAGTCCACCCAGGCGTCCGGGCGCGACTCCGTCACGAATCCCGGTCTGACCGTGCTGGGCAAGCGCGGCGGGAAGCACGTGGAGCGCGCTCCGCTCCTTCCCGAGATCGGACACCGGATCATTGCCGTAGACCTGGACCAGGTTGACGCGCGGGCCGTGGCCGGGCACTCCCAGGACCCTGGGTACATGGCGATCTTCCAGCGTGGAGAAGACCTCCACGCGACCGTTGCCCAGGCCGTCTTCGGAGATCCGAAGATGCGCGAACAGGCGAAGGCGATCTCCCACGGCTGGAACTACGGGGAGGGCCCTGGGCGCATGGTCAAGAACGGTGTCCCGGCTGAACTCGCGTACCAGTTCGATCGTGAGATGCGGGTCAACTTCCCCGGTCTGGTGGGGTGGCAGGAAGACGTCAGGGCCCAGGCCAGCGCGGGCCAGCTCCTGGACAACGGCTGGGGCCGCAAGATGCGCCCGGACCCCCGCTTCGCCTACACACAGGCCCCCGCGCTGGTGGGCCAGGGGTGTACACGGGACATCCTGGCGGAAGGGCTCCTTCGCCTTCCTGTGGAGTTCTGGCCCTACCTCCGCGTGGTGGTCCATGACGAAGTGGTCCTGTCGGTCCCCGAGAAGGACGCGGAAGAGATCGGCCGGGAGGTCGTGAAGGCGTTCACCATGGAGTTCCGGGGGGTGCCGATCACGGCCGGATGCTCGAAGCCGGGACGCACCTGGGCGGAGGTCTACGAGAAGTGAAGAAGATCACGATCACGGAAGAACGGCTGGAGGAGATCATGGCGCGCTTCTTCGTCATGTACCCGATTCCGGCCAACGGCCTGGACGTCCAGGCCCAGATGATGCGGGTCAAGCTGGGGATGCCTCCGGGCGACCGGTTCGAGATCGCGGAAGAGATGGCGAAGGGCTGGGCCTCCAGCATTTGCCAAATGATCAGAGAGGAGGTTGATCATGGTTGAGTTGATCGTTACCGTGGCGCTGATCGTCGGCGCTCTGTCGTTCCTCCACTTCGGGACCAAGAAGTGGGGTAACAAGTGATCGCGTTCGAGGTGTACGGCCTCCCGGCTCCCCAGGGCTCGAAGAAGGCCGTGGGCCGTCGTAAGAACGGCTCCACGATCCTGATCGAGATGTCCAGGAAGGTGAAGCCCTGGAGGGAGGCCGTACGGGCGGCGGCGGAGGCCGTCCGGCCGAAGAGTCCGATCATGGGCCCTGTGGTCCTGTCGGTGATCTTCACCATGCGCGCGCCCCAGAAGATGCCCAGGGGCCGGATCTTCCCGACCACGGCCCCGGACCTCTCAAAGCTGGTTCGTTCTACGGAAGACGCCATCACGGACGCCCTCCTGTGGGCGGATGACGCTCTGGTGGTCGGGACCTGGTCCTCCAAGCTCTACGTGGGCCAGGAAGGGGCTCTGGACGCTCCTGGGGCCTCCATCGAAATTCATCCCGTGGAACCCATGACCTTCGGTCACATAGGCCCTACTCTGGAGGTATGGCGCTCTCCCCTACCGTCTTCGAAGACTCCCGAGAATGGGTGATCACTAAGTCCGGGGTCCACCCCTATCCGAAAGCCGCTTATGAGCTGATCACGCTGGCGGAGTCTCGGGGGTGGTGGGCCCTGGACGGCCTCCCGAACAGGCTGGACCCTTCCGGGCTCATACACCGGATCAGGGTTGAAGTCGGCCGTCCGCCGATCGCGGGCCGCTTCGGGTTCCGGTACATGGCCCTCTGGACCTCCGAAGATAGCCCCCAGTTCTCCCTGGCTAAGATCATGGCGTTCTCTACGGAGTGGGGGTTCGCGGATCGTCGGGACGCCGTCCCTATCGAAGATCGCTTCCCTGGGTACCGCTGGGTCCAGATCCCAGGCGTATCCGACGTTATGACGAAGATCGAGAAGTTCCCCTACAAGCCCCCGCGCCCGTACTTCGGAGAATGATCCAGGTATGGGCGCGGCCCACAAAGAAAGGATCAAGCCCGATGGGCTACACCGGAATTCTGCTGTACCTCAACCAGGCCACGGTCTGGTACGCCCCGAGCAACCAGGGCGCACTGGAGGTCCGTGTGGACGACCTGAAGGGTACGGCGCGGCGCGCGGCCCAGTTCTGGCTTCTCCAGGAGTCGGACGCGATCAAAACGGCGATCATCGCGGAACTGATCGCCACCACGGCCTCCACGGCGGAGCTGGTCCGGGCTATCGCCACCCCAGCGGACGCCCTGGTCCGATCGACCGATCTCTACAAGGCGCTGGAGGGGTTCTGATCGTGGCCCCTCCCAGGAACCTGACGGAGCCCTACGAAGGGCTGATCAACAAGGCCGTGGCGGACGCCCAGGTGACCACGGGCCTGACCTTGTCCTACATCTGGTCCCACTCCATGATCCCCACTCCAGGGCCGCCTGGGCTGGGCTGGGGAATGGTGATCGAGATCCGGGCGAAGTCGCCCTTCGTCGGCCAGGAAATCCCCCACATCATGATCCTGGACAACTCCACACCCACGCCTATGGAGGTGATCTCCGCTGTGGCCACGGCCGCGAAGAAGTGCGGAGAGATCTACCAGGCCATGCTGAAGATGCCCGCGCGCTGATCGCGCACAACGAAGGGCCCCTCTCCTGTGGTCAGGGAGAGGGGCCCTTCGCTCGGGGGTTGGCCGGAGGCGAACCGGGCAACTAATCGGACGGTACACCCTCCAGGCCCACCAGGGATGTGAAGTACTTGGCGAACACCATCGGGTCACTGTCCAGGTAGGCGCGTGTGAATTCGATGGGGTCAGCCTGGTAGTGGGCCATGATCCGGGCGGCTACCTCGCGGGAGGGTACCCGGAGCCCACGCCGGATCAGGGACACATAGCTCTGGTCCAGGTCTAGCACCTGGCCCACGCTGGCGTTGGTTACCCTGCTCTCGGTAGTCATGGTCATAGTGTGGACGGTGGGTGACCCATGGTCAAGCTATCCAAGACAGAGAGACAGAAGCTAGGCCGAACAGGTGCGCGATGGCGTGCGGTACGTGATCACGTGTACGCAACACAGACGCATTGCCATCTATGTGGACTGGTAGTGGACCAGTCACTACCCAAGTCCCATCCCATGTCCCGCACTGTTGATCATGTCATTCCACTGGGACTTGGTGGCGCTCCGCTCGATCTCGCGAACCTCCGGCTTGCGCATCGGAGATGCAACGGGAGAGCTGGCCAGAAGACCCAGCCCAGGACGCCCAGGAACTGGTCTCGCGACTGGTGATCAGGGCTTCAGGGTAGGGGGGAGGGGGTCCGTCGCTGGTGATCACCCAGGCCCTTGACACCGGCGCATGTCCTTTTCCCTCCCCGTGGCTGGAGCCCCGGACGATCTTGGGGCGGCCCCGGAGAGGGAAGATCACCATTGTGTCATGGATAGGACTACGTGACAAGGGGTCACGTGGGGAACAGGACAGAGGCGCTGGCCTCCGTCTTGTCCGTGTAGCTGGCCGTGGGGTCGGTCACGTCGGCCAGGAGAAGACCGCGAACGGCCTCCGCCAGAGCGTCCATGTCCACCCCGAGATCGTTCTTGGACACAGCCAGGTTGATACCCACGGCCCCATCACCGTTCTGGACGGTGATCGTGTAGACGGGGGAGCCGCTGACGCTGATCGAAGCCATGGAGTCACGGTACCGTGGCCGCATGGACGAAACGGATCGAGTTCACGCCTACGAAGCCCAGGCACCGGGCCGCCCCCTGACCCCCGCCCAGCTCCGAAGGATCAAGCACAAGCGCGGCCACCAGCTCCGGGCGGAGATCCGGCGCGACTCACGGCCCGTGGTCAACCTCCGGCCCCTGGGCGTGACGCGCCTGTGGTTCACTCCGGACGGCGGATCTTCTGTGGAGCTGACGGACATGGTCCGGGAGGTCCGCGTGGACCGACAGATCACGGTCGGGTTGACCGGGCTCCAGAAGCGCGTCCCGATCTCCGCGCGGAACGTGCGCCGACTTCTCCGGAAGAAGGGGGCCCAAGATCGTGAATGGTAACCAGTGGTTCACGATCTTCTGGATTTCGTGGGCCTTCGCGGCGCTGACCGTGGAGATCTACGCGCTGGCCCGGAAAGATCGCGGGGACACACTGAGTGAACACGTCTGGAAGTGGTTCAAGGTCTCCGACTCGCGGCCCACGGTCTGGACCTGGGCATGGCGCGCGCCACTCTTCGTGTTCCTGGTCTGGCTGACCGGGCACCTGGTGTTCGGCTGGTGGACCGTATGGGAGTGGCCGTCATGGCTCTGACCTGGGAAAACCCCTGGCAGAAAGCTCCGGGGTGGTTGTACCGTGACCGGGGGTCAAGGCGTCTGGGGGCTTCTCAGCGCCGCCTAGGACTATTCGACGGAGAGTCACGATCATGAGCGGGATGCACGCGAAGATCTCCCAGTCCAGTCCGTCCCGCGCCGACGTAGAACTGAACGGCGTCAAGGTAGAGGACTCCATCCGGGGCCTGACCGTTACCATGCGTGCGGGAGACCTCCCGCGCCTGGAGCTGGACCCCGTGGTGGTGGACGTCTCCGTGGAGCTGGGGGACGCCCAGGTCTACGTCTCCCCCGCTACTCGCCACCTTCTGATCATGCTGGGGTGGACCCCTCCGGAAGTAGGCGATCATGAGCAAGTTCACACAGACGATCAAGACAGGGAAGACGCGGGAACAGCTCGAAGCGATCCGTGATCTTCTGGCCGAACGGCTCGAAGCCGCTCCGGCCACGGCCGTTCCTCCCACGGCCAACGTCCTGGTTTCCGTGATCAAGGAGCTTTCCTTCACGGAGGTCACTCGGGAGGGGAGCAAGGCTGATGACCTTGCAGCCAGGCGCGCGGATCGGATCGCAAGATCCACGGGTCAGTAAGGTTCCGCCGTACGTCACGACGTCCGGCCCCGACGTGGCCGAACTCGCGGAGTTCGCGGGCTTGAATCTGGACCCGTGGCAGAAGTACACGCTCATGGGCGGATGCGGAGAAGATCACTTCGGGAAGTGGTCCGCGTTCGAGACGGCCGTGATCGTTCCACGCCAGAACGGCAAGGGTTCGATCATCGAAGCGCGGGAGCTGGGCGGGTTCTTCCTGTTCGGATCTCAGCTCATGATCCATTCCGCCCACGAATTCAAGACCGCTTCGGAGGGGTTCCGGCGCGTCTTGTCCTTGATCGAGAACACGGACGACCTTCGCCGGAAGGTCAAGTCCGTCAGCCAGTCCCACGGGCAAGAAGGGATCGAGCTTCTATCCGGCCAGCGCCTCCGCTTCATGGCCCGGACGCGCGGCTCCGGGCGCGGGTTCAGCGCGGATGATCTTTTCCTGGACGAAGCGTACAACCTGTCCAGTGCCAGCGTGGCCGCGATGCTCCCCACCCTCTCCGCCCGACCGAACCCCCAGATCTGGTACTTCAGCTCCGCGCCCCTCCTGGATTCGGACCAGCTCCGCGCCCTCCAGCTTCGGGGCCGGAGCGACGACCCCCCGCGCCGACTCGCGTACTACGAGTGGAGCGCGCCCCGGACGGCGTCCCTGGACGACCCGGAACCCCGGTGGCAAGCCAACCCCGGCATGGGCCTTCGTCTCTCCATGGCGTTCACGGACACGGAGCGGGACGCCATGGATGACGTTGAGTTCGCGCGTGAGCGCCTGGGGATTGAAGAGGATGTCTCTGGGTCAAGCATCCTGGATATGGCCCTCTGGGACCTTCTGGGGGACGCGGAGAGCCGCATCACGGGGGCGCTGGCGCTCGCGGTGGACGTGAACCCCGAACGCTCCGCCGCGTCGATCGGCGCGGCCGGGTACCGGCCGGACGGGAAGGTCCATCTGGAGGTGATCGAGTTCCGCCCCGGAACGGACTGGGTGGTCCCCCGGCTCCTGGAGCTGATCACCAAGCATAGGCCCGTAGCGATCATGATTGACGATCGCTCCCCCGCCGCGTCCTTCATCCCGATCTTGCAAGCCAAAGGGCTGGAGTTCACAGCCGCGTCCAACCCCATCCCGACCGGGGGCGCGCGCCTCCGGGGCGGACTCCGGACCAGCGCCTCTGATATGGCGAAGGCGTGCGGCACATGGTATGACGCGGTGATCACACCTGACGGCCCGTTCCAGTTCAGGTACAAACCCAATCCGGTTCTAACCGTCGCCGTGGCTGGGGCGCGCTGGCGCGATCTCGGGGACGCTCGGGCCTTCGCCCGGAAGGACGTGGGCGTGGACATCTCCCCGTTGGTCGCCGTGGTCTTGGCCGCGTACGGCCTCCAGCTCAAAGCGATCAAGAAGAAGGGGGCTCCGCCCATGGTGGCGTATGTCTAGGTGGGAGGCGCTGGCGCTCCTGGTGTCCGCGTTCTCTATGATCACGGGTGGGGTCACCTGGCTGTTCGGAGCCTGGGGGCTTGTCGGCGCGGGTACATTTCTGGCTGTGTTTACGTTGTTCGTCGCGAACGTGAAGGGGGACGCGCCGGATGCCTAGGCTCTGGGATCTTCTCCGCTCCGACTTCGCGCCGACCGTGAACAACCTGGGCGATCTCGCACAGGCGAAGAAGATGTCCTTCGAGGGGTTGACGTACCCCCTGTTCGGCTGGGGCTCCAGCGGGCAACCGGAGGAGATCGAACAGACCTTCATGGGCCACGTCCAGGGGGCGTACAAGTCGGACGGCGTGGTCTTCGCTACGATCTTGGCCCGGATGCTCCTGTTCACGGAGATCCGCTTCAGCTTCGTTCGGCTGAACAACGGGCGGCCGGGGGAGCTGTTCGGGAACCAGTCCCTCCGGATCTTGGAGGAACCGTACCCGAACGGTACGACCGGGGAACTTCTGGCCCGCGCGGAACAGGACGTCAGCTTGGGCGGGAACTGGTACGTGGTTCGCGAGAAGGATCGCCTTCGACGCCTCCGGCCAGACTGGGTCTCGATCATCCTTTCGGCACCCCCGGACCAGGCCGTGGAGTCGGACGTCATGGGGTACCTGTACCGGCCTGGTGGTACGGGCGCGGGACGTACCTATCTGCCGGAGGACATGGTCCACTGGTCCCCGATTCCCGACCCAGAGGCCCAGTACCGGGGGATGAGTTGGGTCACTCCCGTGGCGCGGGAGATCATGGCGGACAAGGCGGCTACTGATCACAAGGCCCGCTTCTTCGAGAACGCGGCCACGCCTAACCTGGCCGTGGCGTTCAAGGAGTCCGTCACGGAGGAACAGTTCGAGGAGTTCGTTCGAGCCCACAAGGAGTCCCACGACGGCGGCCGGAACGCCTACAAGACCATGTTCCTGGCTGGTGGCGCGGACGTGACCGTGGTCGGGAACGACATGAAACAGCTTGACTTCAAGGTGACCCAGGGCGCGGGGGAGACGCGGATCTGTGCGGCCGGGGGAGTCCCCCCGATCATCGTGGGTCTGTCCGAAGGTCTCCAGGCGTCCACGTATTCCAACTACGGCATGGCGCGGCGGAAGTTCGGGGACCACTGGGCGCGGCCCCAGTGGCGTTCCATCTGTGGTCCTCTGGCCAAGCTGGTACCTGTACCAGCGGGGGCGCGGCTCTGGTACGACGATCGTTACATCCCGTTCCTGTACGAAGACGCAAAAGATCAGCAAGAGATCAACCAGGCGAAGGTAACCATGATCGCCCGACTTGCGGAAGTCGGCGCGGACTGGGACACGGCTGTGAAGGCCGTGGACACCGGAGACATGTCCCTCCTGGTGGGTGCTCACTCCGGCCTGTTCTCCGTCCAGCTCCAGCCCCCCGGAACCCCGGAGGCGGACGCGGCGGCCCAGGCGGCTGGAGAGGGAGACGGCGCGGCGGACCCAAAGAAGGAAGATCAGCCAAAGGACGGCGCGGACCCGAAGGAGGGGACGAAGAGTGGAGACAGTTCGGGATCTTGACGTGGTCCGGGGGCTCTCCGGACCTGTCGTGACGATCAGGGCGAAGAAGAAGAAGAAGGAGGAAGATCCGGAGGACATGCCCATGTCCGAGGAAGACATGGCCAAGAAGAAGAAGGCCATGAGGTCCGAAGACGAAGGCCCTCTGGCCGAAGTGGAGATCAGGTTCTCCCCCTTCAACACCTGGTACCGGATCGACTCCCTTTGGGAGGGGACGTTCATGGAACGGACCTCTCCAGGGGCGTTCAAGAAGACGATCAAGGAGAACCAGCGCGGGATGCAAGTCATGTTCGATCATGGACATGACCCCCAGATCGGCGCGAAGGTTCTAGGACCGATCACGGAACTGTCCGAACAGTCGGACTCCCCCCTGGGCGTGGTCGATCTCATGGCCACGTCGTACAACCGCGATCTTCTCCCCGGTCTTCGCGCCGGACTCTACGGATCTTCGTTCCGGATGCGGGTGATCAAGGACGAATGGAACGACGAACCCGACCGGAGCGACTTCAACCCGGACGGCCTTCCGGAGCGGACGATCAAGGAAGTCCGCCTGTTCGAGTTCGGGCCCACGCCGTTCCCAGCGAACCCGGACGCCACGGCCGGAGTGCGCTCCCTCACGGACGTCTGGTTCGAGCTGGAGCGTTCGCGGGATGAGTCCAGATACATTCGTACGCTCGAAGCGGTACGATCCGTCCGTACTGGGTGGCCTGAAGCCGCGCGGAGCGCACTTCCGGGGACCCCAGCCACGCGCACAGCCGAGACGGAGCCGGGTCCAGACCCACTCACCGGAGTCACGTACGACCAGCGCGCCGCCCTTCTGAGGGGGTTCGCGCTCCGGAACTGAAGGGTGGGGGTTGTGAACCCCGAGGAAATCCGATCTTCGCTGGAGTGGCTGGACGCCTGCCTCCAGGAGATCCACAACGGCGCGGTGGACCGCGCCCTGAACGCGGACGAACAGACCCGCTGGAACGACGGCATGGCGGAGCGCAACCGGCTTCAGGGTCTCCTGGACCGACACAACGCCCTCCAGCACATGAGCCGGAACCCCGGCAACGTGGAGCCCGGAGACCAGCGCCGGAGCCCCAACTTCGTCCCGTCTCGCGACCCGTTCGCGATCCTGGAGGACCGGGGCCGGAGCATCACGAACCCCGTGGAGCGCCGCCGCGTGATCGCGGACTCCGCCCTCCGCGCCGTCGAAGACCAGGATCTGGGGGGTTCGGCCAACGAAGCCCACTACGAACGGCTGGTCAAGGAGCACACGCGGAAGTCCCCGAACTGGGTCCTGAACTGGATCGGTCGGAGCCGGGAGGAGTACGCCTCCGCCTGGTCCAAGCTCATGACCGACCCCTCCGGGATGACCCTGTCTTCGGAGGAACGCGCGGCCGTGGCCGTGGGCACGAACACCCAGGGCGGGTACCTGGTGCCCACGCACCTGGACCCGACCCTGATCCTGACGAACTCCGGCTCCGCGAACATCATGCGGGGACTGGCCCGCGTGGTCACGCTCTCCCAGGCCCAGGGCAACACCTGGCACGGAGTCACCACGGCGGGGGTCACGGCGTCCTGGGACGCGGAGGCGACGGAGGTCAGCGACGACTCTCCCAGCTTCGGCACGCTGGGAATCCCGACGTACAAGCCCCAGGCGCTGGTCCAGGCCACGATCGAGGCGTTCGAGGACATCGCGGGCCTGACCAGTGACGTCATGATGCTGTTCGCGGACGCGCGGGACCGCCTGGAGGGCGCGGCCCACATGACGGGCCTGGGCTCCAGCAACCAGCCGAAGGGCATCTTCACGGCGCTGGACGCCTCCACGGCCGTGGAGATCACGTCCACCACGGCGGCCGTGATCGGGGAAGTGGACGTCCACGCGCTCTACAAGGGCGTGGGCCAGCGCTGGCGCGGCCGTGGGGCGTGGCTCATGGCCCCGACGTACAACCTGGCGATCAAGCGCCTGGGCACGGCCGTCAGCTCCAGCTTCTCCGGGGACCTGACCCAGCCCGTGACGGACCGCATCCTGGGCCGCCCGGTCTACGAGTCGGACGACTGCCCGACCACCCAGACCACGACGGCGCTGGACAACGAGATCATTTACGGCGACTTCTCGAACTACGTCGTGGTGGACAAGCCGGGGTCCACGTCCGTGGAGTTCATCCCGCACCTGTTCAACACCGCGAACAACCTCCCGGACGGCCGCCGCGCCTGGTACATGCACTGGCGGACCGGAGCGGACGCGACGAACATCCTGGCGTTCCGTCTCCTCCAGGACAAGACCAGCGCCTGAACCGCGCCGACAAGCCGGGGGTCAGGGCTTGATCCGACCCTGACCCCCACTTCGGATCAGAAGGAGACAGGTTCACGTGAAGATCTACAGAGTCAGGCCCTACGCGGAGGGCGGCCCCGTGTGCGTCCGGACGCCCTGGAACGGGGAGGGGACCATGGACGTCCCGAACCCAGCGGAGGACTTCGCCGAAGATCACCCGATGGTGGCGGAGTACCCCTGGCTGTTCCGGCTCTACGAGTCGGACGACCCGGAGCCGGAGGGAACGGAGACCACCACGACGCGGAAGCGCACGACCACGACCACCAGGAAGGCCACGAAGTGAAGAAGGCCCCTCCTGGAACCTTCGCGGCCCCCGTTCCTGGGTCGGTGGCGGTGGGCTTCATGGACGGCGGGACCTGGTCCGCGTCGTTCGGGCTCTCTTACCGTGATCTTCTCCTCCAGGACGTGATGACCCGTCAGCGGATCGTCCGGCCGGGAGGGCTCGAACTCCGGGCGCTGACCGGGGCCGGTGGTCTGGCCGGGGGTCGTAACAAGATCGCGCGGGACTTCCTGGAGGTCACGGACGCGGAGTACCTGTTCATGATCGACACGGACATGGGCTTCGCGCCGGACATCGTGGAGCGCCTGGTGGAATCGTGCGGCCCGGAGCGGCCGGTGGTCGGCGCGCTGTGCTTCGCGTGCCTCCGCTTTCCCCCTCCCGACTCCCAGGCCCACATGTACGGGGAGCGCTTCACGATTCAGCCCACCCTGTACCACTACGTGGAACAGCCCGATTCGATCGGGTTCCTCCCGATCTCCGACTACCCCCGGAACGAACTGGTCCAGGTCTCCGGCACCGGGGCCGCCGCGCTCATGATCCATCGCTCCGCGCTGGAGCTGGTGGCCGACAAGTTCGGACCGGTCTGGTTCGATCCGATCACTCACCCCACGGCGCTGAAGGGCGGGCCCCGGACCTTCTCCGAAGATCTTTCGTTCTGCCTCCGCATCGCGGCCGTGGACCTCCCCCTCTGGGTGGACACCAGCGTGAAGACCAACCATCACAAAGGTGTCCTGTTCCTAGATGAAGAGACCTTCGACCTGTCCCGCATGGCGCGGGAGCTGGGGGAGGGTGGCTGATCATGGCTCTGGGCGACCCGTACATCACGCTTGATCAACTGAAGACGTTCCTGGGGATCGAACTCACGGACACCCAGGATGATGATCGACTGGAGTTCGCCCGGAAGACGGCCAGCGCGGGGATCAACTTCGTGTGTCGGCGCGACTTCAACAAGACCACCAGCGCGTCCGCGCGCCTGTTCTACCCGGACGCCTCCGACTTCGCGGACGTCCACGACTTCCACACGACCACGGGCCTGGTGATCGAGACGGACACCAGCGGGTCCGGGAGCGCCTGGGCCACCTGGAGCGCGGCGGACTACCAACTGGAGCCCCTGAACGGGATCGTGGACGGGGTCCAGGGGTGGCCGTACTGGCGCATCCGGGCCGTTCGCTCGAAGTGCTTCAGCTTCGCTCCGGCCGCGAACGTCCGGGTAACGGCGCAATGGGGCTGGGCCGCTATCCCGGACCCCGTGACCTCCGCCGCCTTCACCGTGGCCGAAGAGATCTACAAGCTTCGGGAGGCTCCGTTCGGAGTCGCTGGCTTCGGTCAGTGGGGGTCCATCCGCGTCCGGGAGAACCCCATGGCCATGGCCTGGATCAGCCCGTACCGCCGAAAGGTGGTCATGGTCGCATGAGCACGATCATGGACGTTGTGGAGGGGATCGCGGCGGCCCTGGGACCGATCCCCAAGCTTCGAGTAGAAGAGATGTTCGAGGGGGATATCAACCCCCCGGTGGCCGTCGTGGGCCTCCCGACCGTGAACACCTACTACTCCAGCATGGCGCGCGGTCACTTCGAGCTGGAGCCCACGATCACGGTGTTCACTTCCCAGGTCGTGAACCGGGTCGGTCAGAACCTCCTGGCCGAATACGCGAACCCATCCGGCTCCATGTCAATCCGCGCCGCGATCGACGCGGACAAGACCCTGGGGGGTCGCGTTTCGGACGCGACCGTGACCCAGTTCCGCCCCCTGGACCTGGAGGAGTACGCGGCTTTCGGGTACTTCGGGGGCGTCTTCACCCTGTACGTGATCGCTAGGGGGGACTCATGAGTCTTCAGAGATTCACTGTTACCGGACCGTTCCCCGTGGCTGACGTTCAGCCGGGGGAAGTCGTGGAGCTGGACCCGGAGCTGGTCAACCTGGGCGCGCTCCTGGAGTCCGGCCACATCGCGCCCGTGGCCGCGAAGCGGGCCAAGAAGGCGGGTGATCCAGAATGACGGCGTTCTCCCTGACGGACGCGACGATCTACGTGGACGGCGTGGACCTGACCGGGGTCTCCAACCAGGTCACGCTGAACGCGGAGGGCGAAGATCTGGACGTGACCACCTTCGCGTCCGGAGGGTGGCGGACCCGCATCGGGGGCTTGAAGACCGCGAACCTGGATCTTGCGGGGTTCCACGACGCGAACACCGTAGACGCGGACACGTTCAACGCCCTGGGCGGGACGCCCCGACCCCACACAGTGGGCCCGACCCGGACGGAGGGGGAGACGGCTTACCTGGCGCGCCTGGGCGAATTCTCGTATGAGCAGTTCGGAGAGGTCGGCGCGGCCACCCCCTTCTCCTTCAGCTCCATGAACACGAACGGCGAAGGGCTGATCCGGGGCGTCTGGACGAAGGTCAAGGGGTCGGTCAGCGCTACGGGAGCCACAGGGACGGCTGTGCAGCTCGTAGGGGGCGTGGCGTCCGGCCAGTACCTCTATGGGACCTTCCACGTCTTCAGCGCCGGTACGACCATCACAGCCGTTCTGGAGTCGGACGACGCGAACACCTTCGCCTCCGCAACCACCAGGATCACATTCGGACCGATCACCGTAGCCGGGGGCACCTGGGGCGTTCGCGTCGCTGGGCCGCTCACGGACGACTGGTACCGACTCCGCGTCACGGCCGTGACCGGAACATTCTCGATCGCCTCCGCCGTGGGGATCGGAGCCTAAGGAGAGATCATGGCGGCATTCTCATTCACAGACGCCGTACTCACGGTGAACGCGGTCACGCTGACGACCCTGGTCCGGTCCGTCACGCTGAACGTGGAGGCCGAAGACCTGGAGACCACGACCATGGGCGGGGGCGGCTACCGCTCCCGGATCGGTGGCCTGAAGACGGGAACGCTGGAGGTCGAGTTCATCAACGACTTCGCGGCGGCCCAGACGGACGCCACCCTCTGGCCGATCTTCGGAACGGTGGTGGCCTTCACCCTGAAGCCCACCAGCGCGGCCACCAGCGCGACGAACCCCCAGTACAGCGGGAACGTCCTGGTCAACCAGGTCGGTCCGCTGGACGGAGAGGTCGGCGCGCTGGCCGTCCGCTCCGTGAGCTGGCCGACGTCCGGCACGGTCACCAGGGCTACCAGCTAGATGGCTATGAGGGTCGGGGCCGGAAACTCCGTCCCGGAGTTCCGCCGTTGTCTCCGCGCCATGGACAGGCCAGACCTGATCAGGCGTATGACGAAGGAGATCCGGGCGGAGGCGAAGCCCGCGCTGGTGGCCGTCCGGCGCGCCGCGCTGGCTTCGCCCTCCATGGGGCAGAGCAGACGGCGCGGCCGTCCCTCCCTCCGTAGAGAGCTGTCCAGGGCTACGATCCTGAAGGTCAAGACCAACAATGCCGCTACGGTCGTGATCAAGACGGACCCGAAGAAGATCCGGGACCCGGACATGAAGGGCCTTCCGCCCTACATCGAAGGCTCCGGAGGCTTCAGGGGGACCCAGGTCGGGGTCCTTCGGCACCCCGTGTTCGGCAACACGGACGTCTGGGTCAGACAAGATCGAATGCCGTACTTCTACCAGACGGCCGCCCGGTACGGCCCCCGCGTCTTCGCGGGGATCGGGCGCGTCATGGATGAGATCGAAAGGGAACTCGGATCATGAGCACGGACACGACGGATCGCGCGGCGCTGGCGCTGAACGCGGAGGCGAAGGGCACGAAGGGGGGCCAGATCTTCGTCTGGCGCTACCTGGAGGAGATCGAGCCGGAAGACGGCTCCGACCCCTACACGGAGGACCGCGAAGTGGTCCTGATCATCCCCAAGAAGTTCAAGCGGCTGAAGTTCTCCCAGCTCATGGGGCGTAACGATCTGGCCGGGGGTCTCGGGGTGGTCTTCGGGAAGGCCGTCGTGGACCAGCTCCTGGAGCTGGAGATGGACGCCTCCGAATTCGATCTCTTCATGGATCGTCTCGGGGACGCCCTGGGAGGGACGTCCGTAAAAAACTGATCACGCTGTTTGCCCTGCTCATGCGTCACAGTGAGGAAATCGAGGCCGATCTTGCCAGGTATTACCCGCGCGATAAGGATCAACTGTCGGAGTGGTATTCCGGCCGTTTGTCCCTTCGTCGTCTCTGGGTCCTGGTCCATGGTCTTCCGCGAGACAGTTCGGTCTATGAGCGGGTCAACGGCGTGGAAGAGAGCAACTGGTCCCCTGTGGTCGAAGGTCTCGCGTCCGTCGTGGACGCGGTCCGGGAGATGGATTACCACCTGTCTGCCGGACTGGGCGCGAAGGGTCTCACTCCCCCGCGTCGAGTCCCGCGCCCGAAGGGATTGATCAACGATGGCAAGGACCCTCGCGTTCGTCCTTCAAGGGATCGACAGGCTTAGTTCCACCTTCGAACAAGCCGGGAACGCGGCTGAACGACTCCAGACGCGGATGGAGAAGTTCAACCAGAAGGCCCAGGTGGCTGGTCTGGCGGCCGGAGCGGGCTTCGCGGCCGGGATGGTCAAGACCCTGGATATCGGAGCCGGACAGGCCAAGCTGGCGGCCCAGCTTGGCCTGGTGGGCGACGAAGCGAAGCGGGTCGGGGCCGTGGCCGGGAAGGTCTTCGCGAACAACTTCGGGGACTCGATCGAGACCGTGAACACGGCTGTGAAGTCCGTGGTCCAGAACATTGACGGGATGAAGTCAGCTAGTTCTGACGCGCTCCAGACCATGACCCAGAAGGCCCTGACCGTGGCCGACGTCATGGAGGAAGACGTAAGCCGCGTCACGGCCTCTGTCTCCCAGCTCATGCGGACCGGACTCGCGAAGTCGGCCAGCGAAGCCATGGACGTGATCGTGAGGGGGTCCCAGCTCGGGGCGAACAAGGCTGAAGATCTCCTGGACACGCTGAACGAATACCCGACCCTGTTCCGGAACATGGGTCTGAACGCCCAGACGGCTACCGGGCTCCTGGTCCAGGGGCTCCAAGCTGGCGCGCGGGATTCGGACATCGTGGCGGACGCGATCAAGGAGTTCAGCATCCGGGCCGTGGACGGCTCGAAGGGCGTGGCCTCCGGGTTCCAGGCTCTGGGGCTGGACGCGGATGTGATGGCCGCGAAGATCTCGAAGGGGGGTTCGAGCGCGGCCGGAGCCCTGGACCTGACCTTGGACAAGCTCCGCGCGCTTCCTCCCAGCGCGAACCGGTCTCAGATCGCCGTAGCCCTGTTCGGGACCCAGGCCGAAGACTTGGGTCAGGCTCTGTTCAAGCTGGACCCCTCCAGCGCGGCCAAGAAGCTGGGCGACTTCTCCGGCGCGACCGATCAAGCCGCGAAGACCATCGGGGAGTCCGCGTCTTCCAAGATCGAGGCGTTCAAACGGACGGTGATCACTACCTTCGTGGACACCGTGGGGAACCGCGTGATCCCCCTGGTTGAGAAGTTCACCGGGCTTCTGTCCGGCTTCGGGATCAGCTCCCAGGACTTCGCCACGGCGACGATCGCCCTGGGCGGGCTTGCCATCGGGATCTACGCTGTGACCACGGCGATCACGATCTACACGACCGTGGTCAAGGGGATCGCGGCCGTGACGAAGGCATGGGCGATCGTTCAGTTCAACTTCAACTTGCTCATGTGGAACAACCCCATCGGGTGGGTGATCTTGGGCCTGGTGGCTCTCGGGGTCGCCCTGGTGATCGCTTACAAGAAATCGGACACGTTCAGGGCGATCGTTCAAGCCGCGTGGCAAGGTATCCAGACCGTGATCTCCTGGGCCTGGAATAACGTGATCTTGCCCGTGTTCAACGCGATCAAGACCGTGATCACCACTGTTCTCATGCCGATCTTCAAGTGGCTCTACGAGAACGTGATCAAGAACTACTTCAAGCTGATCGTCTTCGAGATCAAGATCGCTTGGGTCTTGATCCAGACCGTGTTCATCTTGATCAAGAAGTTCATCCAAACTGTTCTCGCCCCGGTGTTCACCTGGCTCTGGAAGAACGTCGCGCAACCGGTCTGGAACGGGATCGTCGCCGGAGCCCGTGGGCTCTGGAACTTCCTCCAGCCGATCTTCAACACCGTGAAATCCGGTGTCCGGCTCCTGGGCTCCGCCTTCGAGAGTGCGGCCCACATGATCAGGGACGTCTGGGCCAAGATCAAGGAGTACGCGAAGAAGCCCGTGGAGTTCGTGATCAACACGGTCTACACGAAGGGGATCAAGGCCGTTTGGGACAAGGTGGCCGGGTTCATCGGGTCGCCCAAGCTCCCGGACGCGCCGAAGTTCGCGACCGGTGGACAGATCAAGATGGGCAAGGGGCCCACGGCGGATGACGTCCTGATCCGGGGCTCCCGTGGGGAGTTCATGGTCAACGCCATGGCCACGAAGTCCAACCTGGGATTGATCGACTACATCAACCGGCGCGGCCGGGGGGTGGACATCGCGAAGCGTCTCGGGTTCGCTGGAGACCCCGGAGGCCAGGTTCCCGGCTTCAAGGACGGCGGGCTTGTCGGCTGGGTCAAGGGCTTCGGGCAGAAGGCGAAGGACTTCTTCGCCGGAGGCGTGAAGAAGGCCCTGGACGCGGTCTTCAACCCCCTGAAGGGTCTGATCAATAACACGATCGGCAAGACCCCCATGGGGGCCATGATCGGGGGCGTCCCGATCAAGTTCATGGACTCGATCTCCAACTTCCTGGTGAAGAAGGAAGATCTCATGGGCGGGCCCGGTCACAAGGCGGTAACGGCCGCCCGTGGCGTGATCGGGACCCCCTACTCCTGGGGCGGCGGCGGCCCCGGTGGCGCGTCGTACGGCTTCGCCCAGGGCGCGGGGATCAAGGGCTTCGACTGTTCCAGCCTCATGCAATACGCCTGGTACAAGGCGACCGGAAACGTCATGCCCAGGACCACCCAGACACAACGCCCCTGGTTGACCCCGGTCTCCGGCGCGAAGCGAGAGGGCGACGTGGGTCAGCCTCACCCCGGTCACACCTTCATGTACTCCGGCAAGGGACGGATCATCGAAGCGCCCTACACCGGAGCCTTCGTTCGTGAGGTGGCGGAGCGTCCCGCGTGGTGGGGCCGCCCTCCGGCTTCCTTCATGCGCGCGGACTCCGGCGCGATCCTCCGGCCGGGGCTGAACCCCCCGATCTACAACGGCACCGGGCGCGGGGAGTACGCGCTTCCGGCGACCATGCTCCAGCGCATCGCGGGGACCCAGGAGATCAATGTCACGATCAATCTCCCCGTGGGCTCGAACCCAGCGGAGGCCGGACGCCAGGTGGCCGAAGTCCTCCGCGAGTACAAGCGGAGCGGGGGGAAGATCCCGACATGAGCGTTCCGACCCCTGTCCTGGAGATCGCCTTCTCCGGGATCTCTACGTCTACGTGGCTGGTCTTGAACGACCCCATCCGGGGAGTCCTGGGCCAGGGGATCGCGGCCGGAGGCGCGTCCGGCGAGTTCACAGACGTATCTCAGTGGGTCCGCTCCGGCTCCGTCCAGCGCGGGTCCACGCGCGTGGACAACCCCTTGATCACGTATGAGCCGGGAACGGCTACGGCCGTCCTGGACAACCGTGATCGACGCTTCGACCCGACGAACCTGGACGGCCCGTACGTCTCGGGAGGGGCCTCCCTGGTGAAGGCGCGGCGGGCCTTCCGGCTCCGGGCGTCCTGGGACGGCGTGAATTACGATCTTTACCAGGGGTTCACGGGGAACTTCGACGTCAAATGGGATGATCTTTCTAACAATGACTCTACGTCTGTAGTCCCCGCGCTGGACGCCTTCTCGATCTTCTCCAGGAACGACCGGACGGCCGGGGGGTCGGTCGGCGCGAATGAGGACTCCGGCGCGCGTGTGGACCGCATCCTGGACGGGATCGGCTGGAGCGCGGTGGACCGGATTGTGGCGACCGGGGACACGCTTCTCCAGGCCACGGATCTGGGCGGGAACACCCTGGACGAACTCCAGCAAACGGCCGTGTCGGAGCTGGGGGAGCTGTACGTGGACGCGGCCGGGAAGGTGGTCTTCCGCAACCGTCACGCGCTCCTGACCGATGCGCGCTCAAACACATCCCAGCTCACGTTCAATGATCAGGCCACGGGCGCGGAGATCCCGTACCACGCTCTGTCCTTCTCCACGGACGATTCCACGATGGCCAACACGGTGAAGGTCACGCGGGAGGGCGGAACCGAACAGATCGCGACGGATACGGCTTCGATCACGGAGAACTTCGAGGTCACATTCACCCCGCCGTCCAACCCCCTGTTGACCTCCGATACCGAAGCCCTCCAGATGGCCAACTGGATCTTGTCCCAGTCGAAGGACCCGGAGAACCGGTTCACAGAGATCATGGTCAAGGTCCACCACGACCCGGACCTGATCGTCCCCGCCGTCTTCGCGCGGGAGCTGGGGGACCGGATCACGATCATCCGGCACCCTCCGGGCGGCGGGGACCCGATAGACCAGGACGTGTTCATTCGCGGGATCAAGCACGAATTCACCCCTTCGACCTGGGAGGTAACGTTCACCCTCCAGAGCGCGGACCGGGGCTCCTTCCTCACTCTGAACAACTCGATCTTGGGCGTTCTCGGCTCGAACGTCCTCGCGTACTAAGGAGCTGATCATGCCATCCGGATTCCGCACCTGGACGAACGGGGAGGTGGTCACGGACACCCTTATGCAGAACTATCTTCAGGAACAGGTGATCCATTACTTCGCGAACACGGCCGCCCGTGACGCTGCGATCACGGCTCCTGAACAAGGGATGTGGGCGTACGCGGGAGACACCCACATCGTGTACTTCTACTCCGGGGTTTCCTGGGACCCGATCGCGTACGGCTCCGGCTGGACGTCCTACACGCCCACCTGGTCCAGCTCTGGCACCCAGCCGACCCTGGGGAACGGGACGATCGCGGGCCGGTACGCCCGGTTCGGGAAGACCGTCCACTTCAACACCACGTTGACGATCGGGTCCACCTCCACGGCCGGGACCGGGAACTACCGGATCAGCCTCCCTGGTATCGGGAACGCGGACACGACCACCGAAGCCGAAGTACTGTGCAGGGCGTACGACGCCTCCGCCGTAACCGCCTACATGGGCCAGGGAGTGGTGAACACTACGTACATCGCGCTCCAGTCCGGCGCGGTGGGTGGATCGTCGGCGCTGGCCAACGTCAGCGCTACCGCGCCGTGGGTGCCAGCTACCGGGGACATTTACAAGGCGTGGGGAACGTACGAACTCGACTAAGGATCAAGGAATGACGCTCGAAGAACTGGAGGCCGTGGTCTCCCAGCTCCAGGACACGACCCCCACCCTGGAGGAGATGATCTTCTCCGTACCCTTCCAGAGCTGGAACGGCCTCCAGGATCTGACCGGGGACACTCGGTTCACGCTCCTTGTCGCGCCCATCGCGCTCCGGGTCCTCTCCGTAGACCTGTCGTTCGAGTACTGGAACCTGTCCAGCTCTGACGCGGCTTACTGGACCGTGGTCCTGGAGAAGGGGACCGGGGCCTCTGGGTTCCCGGACATCGCGGTCCGGAACACGCGGAACACGGGGGCGGACGCGAACGGCCCGATCACGGCCCGCGCGTCCTGGAACTTCGACGCGGCCAACTGGGGGAACGCAGACCTGACGAAGGGCCAGCTTCTGGCCATGACGTGGCTGAAGACCGGGTCTCCGAACCCGATCCACCTCCCGATGATCGCCACCGTGAGGTACCGGCCGCTATGACGGAGACGCGCCCCTGGCCCCTGATCTCCCCTGACTCCGGGGTGATCGTCAATCACGTCTCTGACACCCACTTCGGGTACCGGCCGTGGAGTTACGCGGAGTCCGAACACATGCTCCGGGACTACCAGGAAGGGCTGGTCCCGATCCCGGACCTGTTCCTCCACACGGGGGACATCACGGACGACGGCGCGGACGAAGAAGACGGGTACGCCCTGAGTTGGCTTGACAGGGCCGTCCAGGGCCGCCGCCTTCTCTGTATGGGCAACCACGACATTCGGGCCCGGAAGGTCCACACCAGGGCCACCTGGGAGGGCGTGTACGGCCAGAAGGCCAACACCTTCGTGGACGTGAAGGGGTACCGGTTCATCACGTTCACGGTGGACGACTTCTCCGGGACGGACTCCCTGTGGGTGGTCCCGGATGAGACCTGGGACTGGGTGGCGTACGCGGCCGGAGCGCACAACGGCCCCGTGATCCTGGCGGAGCACTACCCGCCCACGGAGCTGGGCGGCGTGACCCCCGAGAACGCGCTACTCCCCCAGTCGGCGCTGAACACGCTGGTGGGCGACGTTCCGAACATCGTGGGCATGATGTGCGGCCACATGCACAAGGACATCACAGACCTGTCCGCAGCTACGTTCGTGAGTCTCGGGGGGCGTTTCATCCCGCTTCTGACGGATATCTCCGCCATGCTCTCCCTGGAGGGAGAACCAGGGAGAGACCAAAGCGCGAAGATCCAGTCCACGTCCGCCTACGTGGAGCTGACGGAAGACGTCTGGCGAGTACGCTACCGGCGACACGGATCACATGCCTGGGGCGGCCCAGGGGACCAGAGGGTTACCACGATGAACCTGGACACGGCTACGGTCACCAGGGGCATGTGATCAGGAGGGATCGAGTGTGGACAAAGATCTTCACAGCAGTGAGGGACCTGGTTCTCCTGGCGGCGGGGGCCTGGGGGATCGTCCACGAAGGAATGGGCGCGTCCCCGAACGTCACGACCCTGATCGTGTACGCCTTGATCGCTACCAGTCCGGGCACTCTGGCGGCCCTCTGGCTGGGCCGCTCTGGGACGAACGCTCCTACCGAATCACCATCCTCGCCCTCTCCGCCTTCGTCCTCTGCCTCTGGCCCCTCATAGAGATCTGGGGGTGGGTCTGGTGAGTGAGGAAGCTCCGGCGCGACGGAACTACACGTTTGTGATCATGTTCCTGTTCTTCGCCATCCTGGCCATAGGCGGGATCGTTTACACGAACCACGTCCAGCGCCAAGCGGATCATCAATGGTGCGCGCTCCTGACGTCGCTGACCCAGCCTCTCCCGACCAACCCCCAGCCCACCCCGCGCCAGATCACCACGTACAACCTTCTGAAGGATCTGGCCAGAGACAAGGGATGCATTTAATGATCTTCGGTATCGACTACGCATGGTCGAAGCCCACCATGGCCTCCATGAAGGCGGCCGGGGTCAAGTTCGCGGCGCGCTATCTGTCCCACGACACGACCGGGAAGAACCTGTCCAGGTCTGAAGCCGATCGTCTCGCGGCGGCCGGGATCTGGTCCGTGGTGGTCTGGGAGACCACGGCCTCCAGGGCGAAGACCGGGGGAGAGGCCGGAGGAGAAGCGGACGCGAAGGACGCGCTGGCCCAGGCGCGGGCCCTGGGCCTTCCTTCGGACCGACCGATCTACTTCGCCGTGGACTTCGACG